CCGCCGGCTACGGGTGATCGTCAGGGAGGTTTCCGGGCAACCCCTGACAGTGAGACCGATCTGGGAAAGATCGGCGCCCGAATCTACGAAAGGTAGGGAGCTATGGCTGCACCGCAGCACCTCCTGTACACCCCCGAGCAGGTTGCCACGTCCACGCTGGCTGCCCTGAAGTACAAGTCCACCCTGGCCCGGATCGTGAACCAGGACTTCTCCAAGGAGTTCGTCGCCGGCCGTGGCGCGACTGTCACGGTGAAGCGTCCGATCCTGATCGAGAAGGCGCGGAAGTACACCGCCGCCGACCGCAAGAACGAGAACGCGATCAGCTACAGCAACCTGCTGGAGCCGTACACCCACGTCAACATCTCTGACCAGGTGTACAACGCGGTGAAGCTCCCGGATGATTTCCAGACCTTCACCCTGACCGACATCGAGCGGCAGGTCGTCGCCCCGATGGCGGAGTCCGTCGCCGAGGCGATCAACGGCATCGTCGCGGACGCGTTCGCCTCCGTCCCGGCCGGTCTCACCGCCGTGGACAAGGCCGCGAAGGGCGCTCTCATCGGCGTCGACGGGAAGACCTACACGGACATCAACGCTCTGCGTGAGGCGAAGGTCGAGTTCGCCGGCTACGGTGTGAAGGCCACCGTGAAGCCCGAGAACCTCACCGCTACCGACAACAGCACCGTGCTGCGCGCCATCCGCGCCGCGCACCAGCTGTTCGCCGAGCGTGGTGTCCCGATGGACGGCCGCACGCTCGTTGTCGGCTCCGGCTGGGAGGCGGCCCTGCTGTCGCAGGACCTCCTGAACAAGGTCAACGAGTCCGGCTCGGCTGACCAGCTGCGCCGTGCGACCCTCGGTAGCCTGTACGGCTTCAACATCGTGGCGGACTACACCATCGACCCGCTCGCGGCGTACGCGGTGCAGCGTGACGCGGTCACCCTCGTCACCCGTACGACCGCGACTCCGCGGGGTGCGTCGTTCTCCGGGACGGCGTCGTCTGACGGGTTCACCATGCGGTACCTGCAGGACTACGACCCGAACATTCTCACCGACCGGGCTGTGGTCGACACGTTCGCCGGTGCTCAGGTTCTCGATGCGCAGCGCATCGTGAAGCTGACCGGTACCGCTGGGTTTGAGGAGAAGGCCCCGGCCGCTGACGGTGGGGCCGAGGGAAACTGACGAACCCCGGTGATGGCGTTTTCCCTGGCGAGAACGTCTTCCCTGGGGAGTAGAGAGGAGTAGGGCATGGCGTACGAGAAGCAGACGTGGAAGAACGGTAAGGACGGTGGCACCCCGGTGTCCGCCGACCGCCTGAACCACATCGAGGAAGGTATCGCGGGCATCGAGCTGACGCCTGGTCCGCAGGGGCCGAAGGGCGAAAAGGGTGCCACCGGTGCTGCCGGAGCCAAGGGCGACAAGGGCGACAAGGGCGACACCGGTCCGGCCGGCCCCACCCAGTTCACCGAGGCTGAGGTGACGAAGCTCAAGGCGCTCGCCGCCGCCAGCTAGTGTCGCGGTTCAGTCACAGGAGATGGCCTGATGTCAGTATCAGTACTGATAGAAGGCCATTTTCCGTGTTCCCAGGAGGTCCCCGTGGCTGACCGTGTGAGGTTGATTGACCCGGTGGATCTTGAACGGTCCCTGTCCTCGGACGCCGGGCCGCTTGATGAGGGGCTCGCCACGTGGGTGATCGAGATGGTTTCGGCGGCGGCTCTGGATATCACGCGCCGACACTGGTCGGATCCGCTCGACGTGCCGCCGGGCGCCACCGCGGTGTTGGCCCTGGCCGCCCGGCGCCTGTACACCAACCCCGACCGGTTCACTCGAGAGTCTTCCGGAGACTACAGCTATGGTCTCGACGCGACGGTGACGAAGGCGGACATCTTCACCCCGAACGAGATCCGCACGCTGCAGGAGTGGCGCGTGTCGCAGCGGCCGAAGGGCATCGGCACGATCGGGACTCGCCGGTCTGATGTGAAGCCGATTGGCACCCGGTACGTGCCGGACGGGTCGGAGTTCGGGTTCCCCTGGTGGGGGGATGATGTCCTGTGAGCCTGATCAACCGGACCGGGTCCACCCACCAGCTCGTGGTGATCCTTCGGGAGAACCGACCCGGTGAGCGTGGTCGCCTGGTGCCCACCGAGATCGGCCGGGTGCGGTGTGACGGTCGACTGCAGGAGTCCAGCACTGATGACATCACCACGGCCGCCGCTGCCGGCGAGACGGGTGTGCTGTCATTGAGGACACTGATCTGCCGCCGCTTCCCCGGAGACGACCTCTCGCAGGTGATCGACGGCGACGGTGTCCTCTACAACGTGGTGGGCGAGCCGAAGCGGCATCGCGGTTCTCGTGCGACTGCTCGAGATGTGGTGCGTCTCCGGCAGGCCGGTG